TGCTTTACCATTTTACGAAAGTAAGCAGTACCTTCGTAAGGGTAATATTGTATTTGAATATACGGATGAAGAAATTGCAGAACTAGCAAAATGTGCAAACGATATTGTATACTTTGCTGAGCGATATGCTGTTGTAATGACAGATGAGGGTATTCAACAAGTTAAACTTAGAGATTACCAAAAGCAGTTACTTAAAGATTTCCAGGACAATCGATTCAATGTTGTACTTGCATCTAGACAGATGGGTAAAACCGTCACGGCGTCTATTTTTAATGCTTGGTACCTGACATTCAACTTTGATAAGACAACCCTACTACTTGCCAATAAATCAGATACAACTAAAGAGATTATTGACAAAGCAAAAGTTGTACTTGAAAACCTACCGTTCTATATGAAGCCCGGTATTATCAAGTATGACGTTATGAACGTTAAGTGTGACAATGGTTGCCGTATTGTTGGTCAATCAACAACTGCAAAATCGGGTATTGGTTTTACAATCCACAACCTGTATTTGGATGAGTTTGCTCACGTGCATCCTTCAATTGTAGATACATTTTATGAAAACGTTTATCCAACGCTTTCGGCTTCAAAAGTATCTCGTATCAATATTACATCAACGCCAAACGGCTTTAATAAATTCTATGAAATTTATTCGGCAGCTGATCGTGGTGAAAATGCATATAAACCAACACGTATTGATTGGTGGCAACACCCAGACCGTGATGATAGCTGGTACAAACGAGAACTTAATAACCTAGGTTCTGAAGAGGCATTTAATAGACAGTATGGTAATGAATTCGTTTCATCGTCAAACCTGCTATTTAGCCCGGGCACAATGAAGATGCTACGTAAAGGCATTAAGAATTATGTATACCACGACCTAGATGAATTTGAAAATATTCATATGGATATGAAGGGTTTTCTTCAATGGCATCCAGATTTTGATCCAGCATATGCAAGAGAAGATGGAAGATTCTTCACGTTCTCAATTGATATTGCGGAGGGTAATGGTGGTGACTATTCTGTTATCAACATGTTTGAATTAATACCTATGAAAGAAAAGCATATGGAAATCTTACAAAATCCGGGTGCCATGTATGACTTTTTCATGTTAAAACAAATTGGCGTATTTAGGTCTAATGAACATGTTATTGAAGACTTTGCAAAAGTTCTCTATACACTTTCAGTAGATATTTTCAATCCGGAGAACACAAAGCTGGTTATAGAATTCAATACATACGGTACAATTCTTATTAAATATTTGACTTCTCTTTTTCCAAGACGAAATGACTTTGATGAAGAAATGATTGTTAGGTTCAAACACCGCCATGACGCCAGGGTTTTGAAGCCGGGTATTCGTATTAAATCAGATAACAAACCGGTGATGTGTCAAAACCTAAAAAAGCTAGCAGAAGCTAACCGCGTCTATTTTGATGAAAAGACAACAGTTGACGAAGCGTCAATGTTTGGTACTTTACCAAATGGTTCTTACGGTGGACAGCACGGTAATGATGATACTATTATGACGTGTGTAACTATCTGTGAATTTATCGGTACTACTGATTATGCCGACTTTGTGGAAGAAGCGTTAGATATTATTGATGAAAGTCTACATGATAAAATGGAATCTATTTTATATAAAGATTTTGATGGCGATGGAGACCTACAGTATGATATTTATGATCTATTATCATAACAATTAGATTAAAACGGAGATATATACATAAAATAAAAAATATAGTTATACATCATGGCACTAAGTCCACAACTATTACAATTTAAAAGTTCGGGTGTTTACAGACTAGAATTTGACAAGTCTCAGACTTCAAATATTCCAGCTGAAACTATCAGACTGGTTGTAGGTCACTCTAAGAAGGGTCCTTACAATTCTCCAGTTCTTATTAGCACTACTGAACAGTTTATCGAGGTTTTCGGTTCAATCGACAAGAACCTTGAAAAGAAAGGTATGTTCTTCCACAGATCTGCGCTTGCAGCTCTAACAAGAGGTCCTATTCTAGCACTTAACCTGTCTTCTTTTGACGCATACGTACCACCGGTTTATGATCCATTAAATCCAACGGTTATTGTTACACCAGAGTCTGGTGATTACATCAACTATAAGGGTCTAATTACTAATGCAACTGATGCAACGCTTGTAACACAAGAAGGTAAAAACAGCTATTCAAGCTTTTTCAACACTGAAAAATTCTGGACACCATCAGATGCTGAATTGAATGCAGTCGTTGGTACATTTGAAAAAAATGCACTAAGATTTATCAATATCAAGCAAGATGATATCACTGTTATTGTTAGAGCTGCTCAAGACACAAAAGGTTTTGATATTCTAGCAAGAGACTGGTATGGTGAAGGTAATGTACCTGCACACCTAAATGCATTTGATTACATGTCAGACTTTATGGTTGACGTATTTGTATTCAAGGGTTCATTTGAGGCAGCTGCAATGGATACGGATCCTATTTACGGTGAATACTTCACAACGGCTGGTTTAAATAAAACAAAGCTTGATGAGTTTGCAAACCTAAGACAAGTTTCTCTACTTGCAAAATACACAGGTTCGATCCTACCAAACTTCACTGATAAAGAAGGTAATAACCTTTACATTGAAACTATCATTAATTCTGAAGCAAGAAGAACTGGTCTTTTCTGCGCGGTTCAAGAAGATGCAATCCTAGATGAAACAGGCACTAAGCTTGATCTAGTTGGTCACTCATACAGTGCTGGACTTTCTTATGATCTTCTGTCATATGCTATCGGTGCTGGTGCAAGATCTTATGCACTTGATTCAAACCTAACGTACACTTGGCAGTCAGGTGCATTTGTAGATTTTGTATCTACAGCTGGTGCTCATGACCTAGACCTAGTTGCTGGTGATTACATCCTAGCAGCTGAACCAAATAGATTGGTTAAGGTTCTAAGAATTGCTAAAACTGTTGATGGTGTTACGGGTGATATTACATACAGAGTATACACATCTGGTGAAGCTGCGGCAACTTCAGACTTTAAAGGTTACAAGTCATTTGAAAAAGCAGTTTCTCACTATAAAACATTTGTACTAAATGGTGCTGCAGTTGGTGCACAAACAATTACTGATTGCCTAGATGCAGTAACACTTGGTTCTGGTCTAGCAAACGCACTAGTTGATAAAGACAATATTACTTTCAGATATATTGTTGATACATTCGCATCTTATGACGGTGGTCTTCTAAACAAGGTTCAGTTATCTGCACTTGCAAAAGAAAGACAGAATGCATCTGCGATTCTAAATGCTCCAGCAATTTTTGAATTCAAGAAGTCAACTAACCCTTCATTCACTAATGCAGGCGGCGCGTTTGATATCAACTACATTGCAACTGGTGGTAACCTAGATAAGAATCCAACATCTCTTTATGCTTTACCAGGTATCAATGATGGTGCTAACTACGCATTCTACTACACTGCACTTATCGCTAGAGAAAATAACAAGGACCTAGTGGTTCCATCTGCAGCTTACGTATCTAATAACTTTATTGATAAGTACACTGATTCTGCACCATGGGCAATCGTTGCCGGTCCAAGAAGAGGCGTTATCTCAGGTTCTGGTATTGTTGGCGCTGAATACGCGTTTGATAAGGCAGATAGAGACGTACTTGAGCCATTCGGTATCAACCCAATCGTTTTCCAAAGAGGCGCGGGTCTAACTATCCTAGGTAACAAGACAGCACAGCAGTCAGTTCAATCAGCTCTTTCTTCAGCTCACGTAAGAGAGGTGTTGATTTACATCCAGGACGGTCTAGCAGCAATCCTAAAGGATTACGTATTTGAATTCAACACACCACAAACAAGACTTGAAATCAAGACACTTGCAGATTCATTCATGGAATCAGTTAAGGCGGATTACGGTGTGTACGATTACAAAAACGTAATGGATACAACAAATAATACAAATGAGGTCATTGACGCAAACATCGGTATCCTAGATACTTTTGTTGAGCCGGTTAAAGGTCTAGAAATTGTTGTTCAAAGAACTACAGTTCTAAACACTGGTGAAATTGCGACAGGTAACTTCAATTAATCAGATATATAAAAAAAGATTATAGAAGATATGCCACTTCCACATTATTCACAAGATCAAACAAGCAAGAAAGGTAGAAACTTTGAACCAGTTCAACAGAATCTATTCGAAGTAACTATCCTTCCTCCAGCCGGTGTTGCAAATGCTGGCATGCTACTTCAGCATGTTAAGTCAATTTCTGGTATGGATATCAACAAAGCTATCGGCACGACTGAGCAGAAGTTTAAGTTTGTAACACGTTCATTCGCTGGTCAGCCAGATACAACGTCTATCGACCTAACAGTTGGTTTTACACTTAACCTAAACGAAGCTAACGAAGCTTATGTTTACAAAACACTAAAGGATTGGTATAAACTAATCTACAACCCTAACACTGGTGAAATGGGCCTTAAAAAGGATTACGTTGGTACAATCATCGTTACTCAATTCAACAGAAAGGGTGATATCTTTAGAACGGTTACTCTAGAAGATTGTTTCCTAATGTCTGGCTTGCCATTCCTAGAAGCTGGTGATTATTCAGCAGCTGAACCACAGGAAATGGAAGTTCAATTCAGATGTGATTCATGGAAAGAAGAACTAGCTTAATTGATTATTAATTTAATTTTGGAGAGCAGGGTAAAACCTGCTCTCTTTTTAACCCTAAAAAAGTTATTATAATACCATTATAATATGAGTTCAAAACTAACTAACAAATTGCAAGTACTATTATCCGAAGACGAGGTTGCGGTCCTCAATAGGATTATATTAAATGATGCAATCGAAAGAGGTATTAGACCTATTTCAATGTCCGCTTTTATTAGAGAATTAATCAGAACTGAGATAGAATCTAGAGGAGATGAAGAAAAAGTCTTCAGTAAAGATAAACTAAAGCAGCTCAAAAACAAATAATTTATGGAAGATCAAAACAACACGAGGGATCCCTACCAAGACATGGTAGAAAGCAAAGACCAAGAGATGATTAACGAGGTTAAGAAAAATGGTCTTGGTAAAGCGTCAATGGCTAGATGGCAGAATGATACTTTAGATGCTGATGCACACTTAGGATGGATGGATATTAATCTAGAAGACCTACCTTCTGAAGGTAAGTTTTATCCAACAGATGCAAAGCTTCAAATTCGTTCAGCAAGAGTAGCTGAGATTAGACAATTCTCAACAATGGATGAGACAAACCTTGTCGATATCGAAGAGAAGCTTAATCTTATTATTAAATCTTGTACAAAGTTCAAATCAGGTACAAAGATGTTGACTTACAAAGATATCTGTGAAGAAGACAGAATTTATGTAATCCTATCTATTAGAGACCTAACATTCCCAGAACCTGAAAACAAGCTAATGCTTAAAGGTGAAGATAAGGATGGTACACCATTTGATGTTGAACTAAGTACAAAGTATTTTACAACTGAAAATGTACCAGAAGAAATTGAACAATACTACGATGCTGAAAAAAGAGCATATGTAATTCAAACTAAATCAGCTGGTGAAGTTATTATGACACCACCAACAGTTGGTGTTATGGAAGAGGTTACTAAGTTTATGCAATCTCGTCAAAGAGAGCGCAAATCTTGGGACCAGTCATTTATTCAAATCCTACCATATATCACACAAGATTGGAGAGGTTTCAATTCAAAGAAGATCTTTGAAAATGAAATCGAGTTCCAGGGTTGGAGTGAAAGAAAGTATATGGTTATTTACAGACTAGCTGAGAAAATGAAAATTGGTGTTAAACCTGATTTAGTAGTTGATAGGCAAGGCGAGGAGGTCCTTGTACCGCTAAACTTTCCAGGTGGAATCAAAAGTCTTTTCATTATTTCAGATCTCGCTGGAGAACTTCTTTAAGACGAAGTTTTACTTTATGCATCATATGAAGATGCAACCGTCTGAAATTGAAGCAATGCCGTATTACGAGTACCATTATCATCTAAAAGAACTTTCAACAATGTTGAAGGAACAACAGAGGGGCAATGAGAAAGAAGAGGCAACAATGAATGACCAAATGTCTTCTATGAAATCTAATATGCCAAAGATGCCTAATATGGGTGCAATGAAGATGCCAAATATTAAGGTACCTAGACTTTGATATATAAGAGAAATAATAGCTTAATTTTAAGTGCAATTCTTTAAGTCTCCTTTTGAGAAATTAACAAATAGTCAGCAAGAGCGAATTGCAAATGCTGTAGAATTAACGTCCTTACAGGTTTCCCCAGGTGGAGACCTGTTTGGCGTTTTTATACAGATACGTGATTATCTTAAAATCATTTCTGAAAAGAAAGAGGTTGGCAATAAAGTTAAAATTAAAGGCCGTGACGCCGCGGCAGTAGCAAAAGGTGTTACTGGTATTGGTCAGGGCATGAAGCTCATTGTGGAAGCCCTAAATGCCATGGGTGACGCAAAAGATGCAAAGCAGAAGATGGATGTCATTACCGGTGGTATTGATGCTATCAAAGATATGGGTATGGCCATTCTTATTTTTGCAGGTACACTCGCTTTAGCACTTCCACTTCTTATTATAGGTATTCCAGGTTTAATGCTTTCGGTGCTTATGATTACCATTGTTGGTGGTATGTTCTGGATGCTTGGTAAAATGGGAATCACAAAAGAAATCAAAGAGGTTGCTACTGGACTTGCTATTGCAGGTTTGGCTATTGTCTCTTTAGCCGCTGGTTTTGTATTAGCTGAAATTATTTTAAGTTATGCCGGCGCTCCATTTACAACACTGGCAATGGTCGGGTCACTAGTACTTGGTACTGCACTTGTATTTGGTATAGCTGGTATATTTGGCGGTCTTATTAGGCAAGGTGCCATGGCAATGTTATTTGCAACACTTCCAATTCTTGCAATTTCACTTTCAATGTTGGTATTCACCGCTGCAATCAAACCAGATGCAGATGGTTGGGAATCTATTGCTCAAATCGGTGCAACTGTAACCGGTCTTGGTCTTGTAATGGCAGGTGCGGGTGCCGCAGCAGCGTTTATTATTCCAGGTGCTGGTGCAATGATAATGTCTGGTTTGGCGCTGCTCTTAATATCTTTTGGTATTTCGGCAATGCAAAATGCTTTAAGCCCTAAGATGTTTGCACCGGGTGGTATTTTTGCAGATTCAGGTAATGCTACAGAACCTGTTGAGGTGCTTGGTATTACAATTATGAAAGGTGGTCGTCCAATGTCAAACATGGAATGGGCACTACTATCTATTGCACGTTCATTCATGCTTCCACCGCTTGCAATTGCAGGTATGTATGCTGGCGCACCAGCCCTAATTATGTCTGGTATTGCCCTATTATCAATTGCCAAAGGCATTGAAAAGTTTCAAGCACTTGATATTAATTATGAAACACTTCCAGATGGTATTGCAAAAGTAACAACTGTACTTGCAACAGCGTTTGGTGAAATTGGCGCAAAGTATCCGGGCGGTGGTCCTTCTATTTCATCTGTTCTTATGGGTGATTATTCGGGAACTTCATCGGTTTACCAGGGTATTAAAGCAGTTTCAGGTATGGGTCGTGCGCTTTCAGGTATTGCACAAGGTGTTCAATATATGGCAATGTTAAAGTTCCCAACAAAATGGGACAAGAACGGTAATCCTGTTGAATTTAGGTCTATCACAACTGACGACCTTGCAATGGTTGGTGTAAATACAAGAAATA